CTTCTAATATTCCTGAATACGCTAAGCCATTCTATGAACAGGCAATGGTGGAGTCTGCTAAGAATGTTTTTAATACCGACTCATCAGGCTCAGTTACAGGCGTTAAACCAATGCCTACTTATACAGGTGAAAGAGTTGCAGGATTTACTCCAGGTCAAACAGCTGTTCAAGGACAAATAGCAGGACTGACTCAACCTGGTGGTTTTGCAACTGCTGATACAGGTTTAGGTATAGGTTCTGGTATGGGTTATGGTACGGCAGGAGCGGGTTTATCAAAAGCATTGGGGTATACTCCTACTTCAGTTTATGGTGGTACATTTACTCCAGGTATGGCTGATTATTATGGTGATCCATATCAACAAAAGGTTACCGATATTGCTTTAAGAGAGGGTCGTCGTCAAGGTGATATTGCTAAATCAGAAGGTGCATTAGGTGCTATTAAGCGTGGTACATTTGGTGGTGCTAGAAATACTTTAATGCAAGCTGAACAAGAAAGAAACCTGCAACAAAATCTATCAGACATTCAAGCTAAAGGAAGTCAAGCTGGATTCCAATCAGCTCAACAACAGTTTAATGCAGATGCTGCAAGACAATTACAAGCACAACAAGCTAATCAACAAGCACAACAAGGTGCAGCGCAGTTAGCTAGTCAAACAGGTCTTGGTGGATTATCAGCTGGACTTCAAGCTTCACATGATCAAGCAGTTACTGCAGCGGCAGAGCAAACATCTAACTTACAAAGACTTCAAGCTCAAGCGGCTTCTGAAGGTGAGAAACAAGCGCTACAACAAAAAATTGATGATCTTCAATATCAAACAGCTATGGAACAAAGAGATTGGGAAAAGAAACAACTCGAGTTTTACAATGCTATGTTACACGGTACAGCAGGTTTGGCTCAAACACAAGTTCAATATGCTCCTACTCCCTCTGCTGCGTCACAACTTGGTGGACTTGGTTTAGGTGCATTAGGTCTTTCTAAAGCTTTAGGATAAGGATAAAGTATGAATCTTTTAAAAATACAAGATATGCTCAAAGGTGCTCCTGATCATGCATTAGTAGGCTATGTTCAAAATCCTACTGGTCAAGTTCCTACCTATTTAGCTTTAAGCGAATTACAACGCAGAAAAGAAATGCGTGCTTCATACCAAGAAAATAAACCAGAACAAAAATCAGTAGCTGAAGATTTAGTTCAAGAATCTCAACCTAAACTGGCTGGAGTAGCAGCTTTACCGGCAGGACAACCTATGCAACAAGCAATGCAACCCCCTGCAGAAATGCCTGTAGCGCAAATGGCACAAGGTGGACTAGCGGATTTAAGTATGAATAATCAAATGTTTAACGAAGAAAATTTTGCTACAGGTGGTATTGTAGCATTTGATGATGGTGGTGACGTTAAACACTATGATGGAACATCAGGAAGCGCTGTAAATGCTTTTGGTTATCCAAGAGGTCAAAGTTTAATGGATAGAATATTTCCTTCTAAATTTAAAGATGCCTCTCCTGCAATTATTCCTCAGCTTATGGGTGAAAAAGCTAGATTAGAAAAAGAAATTCAAGCTGATCCAAGTAAAAGAGCTGTAAATTATCAACGCATGAATGAAATAGATACTCAAATAGCTGAAGCAAAAGCTCCTATAACAAATGGTTATGTTATGCCAACAGGTACTACACCTAAATTAACTGATGAAGAAGTAGCTGCTAAAGTTATAACAGATAATAAATTGCCAACAGTAGAAAAAAACCCTTTTGATACTTATAAATCTTCTAATGTACCTGTAGAAAAAATTGGAAGTCTTGCAAGTTATGCTGATGAATTTAAAAATTATGTTGGTACAGATCCAATGAAACAAAAATTAGCAGATCGTTTAGCTACAATGGAAGATAAAGCTACTAAACAAGAAGAACAAGCTCCATGGATGGCTTTAGCTAAAGCAGGGTTTGAAATGGCGAGCTCAAGACCTGAATATGGTAAAGGTCAAAGTGCTATAGCTGATATTGCTCGAGGTGCAGGTGTTGGTATTAAAGATTATGGTGAAGCTAAAGATAAACTTAATACTTTAGAAGAAAAAAGATTTAATATAGAAAATGAATTAGCTAAAGCACAACGTGCAGAAACATTTGCTACTGCTAAATTTGGTGCTGATAGTAGACAAGCTGCTGAAGCTCGTGCTCAAGCTGCTAGTTTACATAATTCATCTATGGATACGCAAATGAAAATTGCACAAATGAATGCAACTATTAGTTTAGGTAACAAACAAGTAACTAATCGAGGAGCTGCTGAACAAAAAGCATTCCAAAGATTTCAATTAGAAAAAGGTAAAGATGCTACTTTAGAAGATCCAGCTAATAAAGCAATATATTATCAAATTTTAAAAGAAGAATATGCTAGATTAGGTGTAACTCCTGGTTCAGAAATTCCTACTTCATCAAATACTGATGTTTCTAAATGGACTGTTAAAACAAAATAGATCATGGCAGATTACGAAGTTACCGACCCCTCAGGTAAAACTTATATTGTTACCGGCCCAGCAGGGGCGTCTAAAGAACAAGTCATTGATGTTCTACAACAAAAGTTAGCCATTCAAGAACAACAATATCAAGAAAATATGTCTAAGACAGGATTAATTCCTGGTCTTAAATCCGGTGCTCGTCAATTCCTTGCTGGTACAGAAGAAGCATTAGGTTTTAAAGAAGCTGGCGCTGAACAACGTAAAAAAGCTGAAGAAGCTTATCATGAAATAACTCCCGAAGATATACAACAAGCTAAAGAACATGGTGTATTAGATACTGTAGGGGCTTATAAATCTAAATATTTAACGGGTCCTTTAGGTACTATTGCTGGTCGTTATGGTGCTCCTGTTGCTGCAAGTTTAGCGGCACCTTTAGTAGCTCCTGAAGCTCTAACTGGTTTAATAGGTGGTGCTGCCGTAAGAGGATTAGCAGGTACTGCTGTTGATATCGGTGCAGAAAAATCTGAAAATATTCAATCCCAAGTTGCTGCGGGACAAACACCTAATCAAACTAAGGCATGGATGGCAGCATTACCTCAAGCCGTATTAGCTGGGTTTGGGTTCCCTGGCACTAGTGAAATTAGTAAAGTATTAGGACCTAGACTTGCGGCAGAAGCTGAAGCTATTGCTCCTAAAGTTCTTGCAGGGGATGTAACACTTGCAGATGCTAAAGCAGAATTAACAAGTAAAACAGCCGCCTATTTACAAAACATGGGTGTTAATACTGTAACAGGTTCAGGCCTTATGATTGGTACTGAAGACATTCGCCGTGCTCAAGCAGGTCAAGGTTTAATGTCAGGTCAAGAAATGTTAGACTCAGTAATTCAAGCAGGTTTATTATCTCCTGTATTTGGATTATTACATCCATCAGAACGTCCTAAAGCAGAAGCTATTCTTAAAGAAGCTAGTGGTAAATATCAAAAGATTCAAAATGAATTAGCTGATTTACGTACTTTAGCTGCGGATAGAGAACTTACACGTCAAGAGAATATTAATAAAGCTAGACTTGAAGAAGAAGCTAAACAACTTGCTATAGATATGGAAAGACGTATACCATTAACTAAACAAGATACACTACCTTTTGAAACAACTGCAGATGAAGTTAAAGCAGAACAACTCAAAGGACAAAAACAAAAAGATTTATTTACTGAAGCAGCTACTACAGAAGAACCTTTACCATCAGAAAAAATAACAACTAAAACTTTAACTGATTTAGATATTGGTAGGTCAGCAAAATTACATAATGAAATTACAGGTTTAGATATTTATGAACCCGAACAAAATAGAATTATTCGTGATAAACTACAAGAATATCTAAATAAATATGGTGTTGAACAACCTAAGATAGATAAAATTGAAAACTACATTAAACAGCTTGAAAGTATTGGAGGAAAAAATGTTCCCGCAACTAAAGTTGAACCAGCAGGAGATAGAGCTCGCATTCCAAGTGTTGATGTCGGACAACTTGAAGACACCACCGGAATTAAAACAAGTGACACTGGAGGAGTGGACTCTACTGGGAATGATGCTAGACAATATTCTGAAGGAGATGGACAACAGTCCCTTGCATTAACCGAAGAAAAACAAGCCCCTGCATCTACAGAAGTTATAAAATCAGAAGCAGAATTAGCCCCTGAAGAAAAACCTACTGTAGAAGAAGCACCACCAGAAGAACAAGCTCCGCCCGAAGAACCTATTCCACTAGAGCAAGAAGCTAACAAAGTGGCCAATGAGTTAACTGCGTTAGATAGAACACACCCATTAATTGAAACACTTCGTGATCCTTTATCTGTCACAGAAAAAGATGTTCAACAAGCAAGAGCAGAAGTTGAAACATTAAAAGCCCAAAGAGAAGGAAAGCAGCCTACAACATTAGCAGAAGAAAAAGCTACCGCTGCCATTGAAGCAGATCCGATTGTAGATGAATCTCGTGTTCCTGGTTCTAAACCTACAGGTCAAACTAAAGAATCTATTATGTACCGCTTGAAAGGTATATTTGGAAGTGGTATTGATAGTTTAACTAAACGTGGCGTATTGAACATTGTTAACTCCGTGGATGAATTACCAGAACATATTAGAACTGTTATGGGTGATAATGCTATTGGCGCACATAGTGAAGGTAAAGCTTATTTAAGAGCTGATCGTATCTCTCCTGAAAATATCCGTAAAGTAGTACTTCATGAAATTGGTGAACACTATTGTCTAGAAGCATTAGTAGGTGAACGTAACTATAAAGATATTTTACAAAGTGTTATGGCAGGTAAAGATAAAGATGCCATCATCAAAGCTGCATGGGAACATGTATCCAAAGTATATCCAGAATTAAAAATAGGTGAACGCCAATTCTTACGTGAGATTGTAGCTAAGATTGGTGAAGATGCACCATCACATCCATTATGGCGTCGTATCATTAACGCTGTACGTAACTTCTTAAAAGTTAATAAGTATAAGAATATGTCTGGTGAAGACATTCAAGATATTGTTATGCACTCTTTCAAAACTGCAATGAAGAGAGATATTAAACAACTTGAACGAAAAGGAGTTGAGTTTGCTAAAAAAGAATATGAACCGAATCCAGAGTTCAAGGCCCTCTATGAAAGAGCGGGCGGCGTATATGACAAGGTTGAAGAACCTACATTATTCCAGTCCCTCAAGGATGACCCTGTTAACTTCGTTAAAGAACAAGCTAAGGTTGCTCCTAAGTTTTTAGATAAATTTGAGACTATGTTCTTCTCATCAGATGCGTCATTACAAAATGCCATACGTAAAGGTATGGAAAGTATGGGCATGTCATTTGATAAAATGAAAGAAGTTCTATTTAGAGCATCCACTGCACAAGCCTTACATCGTGAAGCTATTGCGCATCAAGTATTAGAAAAAGGTGGACTACAATATGATCCACGTACATATAAATACGTAGCCATAGATAAGAGAGGTAGCTGGAAAGGTGTTGTTGAAGCCCTTAAAGCTGCAGCTGATGAAAATGGTATATCTTATGAAGAGATGGAAAAGTACGCGCACCAAGCGTTAATTGCTAAACGTCTACGTGGTCTAAAAGAAACTATGACCGAAGCAGAGAAAAGATATGTTACTGAACTAGCTGCTGCTAAAACTCCTGCACAACGCGCTGCTGCAGAATCTAAATTTGAAACCTCCCGTAAAGTGATTCACTTATCTGAAGCACAAATACAATCAGGTGAACAGCTGTTTAGAAAAGTTAAAGGAATGCAAAAAGTTGTTGATGAGTGGAATCTAGCTCGTGATAATATTATGGACTTTGCAGTTGACTCAGGTCTTTATACTCAATCAGAAGCTCAAGCCTTATTAGATGTTATGGACTATGTGCCATTTTATCGTGTAGAGCAATTAGAAAATAGAGCAGGTCCTAAAGAATTTACACGTGGACTTCTTGATGTGGCTTCAGACAAACGCTTTATGGGTAGTAAACAACCTGTTAATAATGTCTTTGATAATATGGAACGTTGGATTAGTTACGTAGTTAGAAAAGGTATTGGTAATCAATCAGCTAAAGATTTAAATGAAGCCGCTATGAAATACTTACCAGAAGGAGAAGTTAAAAAACTAAGTCCTGGTGAAAAGGTTCCTCATGGTCAACAAGGTAACGTTATTGGTATTTGGGATAATGGTAGTGTAGATAGATATGTCTATGCTGACCCATTATTTGTTCACGCCTTTACAGGTATGGAACCTATTGTTATTCCTGCATTAAAAGGTGCAGCTAAGTTCACTAATATATTACGTCAGAACATTGTATTAAACCCATTGTTCTCTCTAGGTCAGTTATCACAAGATGCATTTGGTGCTATGTTTGTATCAGGTGTTAAACATCCGTTTGCATTACCTCTACAAGTAATAAAAGAGTTTATAGGTACACTTCGTGGTACAAGTGAAGCTCAAGCAGAGCTTAAACAATATGGTGCTGTAGGCGTTCGTGACTATTCATCAGCAGTTAGCCGTATAGATGCCGAGATTGCTGCAGGATTAAAAGAACCTAAACTTATAGATAAGATTGCTAAACCTTTCCGTGCTTTATCTATGGCATCAGATAACGCTGTACGTCAAGCTATATATAATCAAACATTAAAAGAAACAGGTAATAAAGCTCTTGCTATTGAACGTGCTTTTGAAGTAATTAACTTTAGACGTGCTGGTGCTAGTAGCTCTGTTAACTTCTTAAGACAAACAGTTCCATTCTTTGGTGCTTACTTACAAGCTATGAATGTAGCAGCTAAAACAATTGCAGGTAAAGGTATTGCTCCAATAGAAAAAGCTGAAGCTAGAAAAATATTAGCTTCTACATTTGTTAAAGTTATGATTGCAGGATTTGTTTATAATGCTTTAATTAGTGAAGATGAAGACTATAAGAAACTTGATCCATCTATTAGAGATAAGAAATTACTTATTCCTGGTACAGGCGGTTTAAGCCTACCTGTTCGTAATGATATCTTTACTTTTGCAGCAAAGATTTTACCAGAACATATCTATCAAATGACTATGGCTCAAGCTACTGAAGATGGCACTAAAGCTAAGAAAGCTCTATCCGCTGCATTAACAAATGCTCTACTAGGCCCTAACGTATTACCACAATTTGGTAAACCTATTATTGAGGTAATGACTAATCATAACTTCTTTACTGATAGAGCTATTGTAGGTCAAGGTGTAGAAGAACTAGCTCCTGAAAAACAATACTCTGTTAATACATCAGAACTATCTAAAGTATTAGGTAGTGCATCAGGTACATCGCCTATGAAGTGGGATCATTTACTTAAGTCATACTTTGGATATACTGCAGGGTTAGGTTTAATGCTTACAGATCATGTAATGTCTGCAGGTTCTAATAAGTCATTACCTGATAAATCATTCCAAGATATGATAGCGGCTATTCCTGGTATGTCAGCATTTGTATCTAAAGAGTTTGGTACTCGTGAAAAGAGTGACTTCTATGAACTTCGTGATTTAGTAAATGAAGCAGTTAAAACTTCTAACTATATGAAAACTTATAGCACTCCTGAAGAACGTAAGAGTTATAAAGAAGAAAATGAAAAACTTCTACAAGTTAAATCACAAGTTAATAATATTAATAGACAGTTGACTAGTATTCGTAAGGAAGAAAGACTTACCTATGAAGCACCTGATTCTAGAATGTCCCCTATTCAAAAACAAGCTAAGATTAAAGAATTAAGGCTTAGAGAAGAAAGAGTACTTAAAAATATAAGAGAGCTAAGAGTAAAAGCAGGACTATAAGCGCCATACTCTAACACCTTTAATACCTTCTTCAACTACTATTTTATGAACGCACTCAAACTCAAGGCGTTTACTTTCTTTTTCAATAGCAATTACTGCTGCCTTTGTATCAATAGCAGGAATAAATATTGAAGTACCTGGTTTAAATTCAGACCATAATATTTGGTAATCTACACCGTTAGTTAACATGTCGTGGTATATCCAATGGTAAGTTATTAAGTTTTATTTCATCAAAGCTTGAGTTATCAATCCATAAACATCTTCTACCAGAACCACTAATGTCTAGCCCTTTATGTAGTAATTTAGAATCTCCTGATTTACGATGCAGAACCTTTTGCTCTTTTAATTTAGCAACAAAATCTTCATAGTCAACATTACCCATGCTCTTTAGATGTGTACGCATTATATCGCAGGGAATATAAATAGTGTTAGTATCTGGCTCAATTCTTACACGTAACTCATTGATTGGTTTAAGTAAAGGAGCTTCTTCTAATCCTGAACGCGCATCTATTTTACTATTAATTACTAAAGTGTTTTTTAAGTTTTCATGTAAGAAAGAAGATAATGTTTCCATAGCATCAAAGTCACGTTCTTTAAGCTCTACTCTAGACTTATCTAGCTCAGTCCTAACAGCTTCTTGAACGCGCCCTATATCAATATTATGGATGCCTAGTTTCTGTGCAATCTTAGCACCTAAAAATACAGCAGCTAATGTAGCAGAATACTTGCGTTCTTCTCCTGTAATACCCCAAGCTTTGTCTATCTTAATTTGTGTATCTTTTAGAGCTACCTTAACTGATTCTAAATTAGCTATTAACCATTGAGAATATATTTCACCTGCATGTCCATAATTACTGAATAGATGTTCAAAGTATTCATCTGCTTGTTCTTTAGTTAAGGTTCTATCTTTATCAATTCTTATTTGTAAGAAGCGTGCCATTTCACCTGAAGCTTTAGCATTCTCTGAAAACATTACAGTTCTAAAATCTGTATTAGAAGATACAACGCATATAAGATTAAATACAGTATCGTTAGAACGTTCTTTATTCTTACCACTACTATCCATACGATTCTTACCACGACCTGTAGACATAAACTTTAAAAATTCATGCAATTGGTCTGGTTTAACTTTTGTAAATTCATCTACGGCGGCGGGTAAGTTATTCATATAACCCATACGATTAATAACTGCATTACCTGTATCACCCCAAACTTGAATAAGATTAGCATTCATTTCAGGATTACCATACACACTAGTCATTGCTTGTAAAATTGTAGATTTACCTTGTCCTGTTTCAGGATTATATAAATTTAATACAGCTGACTTTTCTTTTGATTTAAAGAAAGGCATGAGGAGTGAACCAAATGCACAGAAGAATCCAAAAGCACGTAATTCCATACCAGGTCTTTCATATGCAGATATAGCTTTCTTCCATAACTCGTATGAACCTTTCTTTTGTAATGCAGGGTTCACATCATTCAATGCTTCAGAGACAGGAACAAACTTAACACCAAAGGCACTAATTTCTCTATTACCTATCACTATCTTATTATATGCGGAGTTCCAACCATATTGTTTATACATAGGTGTTGACGGTTTTTGTTTTTGTTGAGCGTCTACAACAGCCATGATGTAATCAATAACATTATCTAGTTTCTTACCATTTCTAACTATACCTTTAGCCACTAGAATTTTACGAGCTTCATCTCTTGTTAGTAATTGTGTTAGAGGAGCTATGAATTCTTGAACACCATCTTGTGGAAGATGTATTTTAAACCAAGCACAGAAACCAGCAGAGTCTTTATCGTTAAGGATTTCTACAAGATAGAAGTCATAGTCATAGACCATCATGCCTTCTTCCTCTTCACCTTCTATGGTTTTATAAACCCCACCATTTTTACCTCTAAAATATGGATATGGATAATCAGGTATTTGATATGTTAATACTTCACCTAGTTCTTCTGATTTAGCTTGTATAACATTATCTGCGCCTTTAGAACGTAGGATAACGCGACCTAATTCAATAGGAGAAGTAATCTTACCTTTATGTTTACATCCTTGACATCCTTCAGGACGCAAGCCTTCAAATTGTTTACATGTATGTGGACCTGGTATGCCATTAGCTTTCATTTCTGTTCTAGCATAATCATAGTCTGGATGACGTTTAGATATGTTATGTATCGCTGCTTCTGCATCTTCACAATATGCTGCAATAGATAAACCTGAACGCCATAAAGGTTCTTCAATTTCAGATTGTTTTGTAGCTATATAAGTTATTTGTGCACAGCCATCATCTTTACGGCAGCGTTCAATAATCTTCATAAATTTAGAGGAGTTATTACCTAGAATAGCTTTAGTAGCTTCGTCTAATGGACGTTTAGCTTTTGGCTTATCTGATATATGTATAGGTATAAGTCTAGCTAATTCATCAAAAGGTGTAGGGATACCTTCATTTAAAATAATTACATCAACAGGTTTTTTAATATCTTTAAAGTTCTTTGTATTAGGAACTCGAAGAATACGTGCCATATCAGCAGTGCAAGCACCATCAGCTTTAAGTCCATGTTTAACACACAGAAACTTTAATCCTTCTGCAACGGGCTGCCATATAGCTTTATCTACAGGTTCACTAAAAGGCCAATAACAATGAACGCCTCGTCCTGAATCTACAATAGTAGGTTCTGGTAATTGTGTTTTATCTGTGAATTCTCTTAGTGCTACAAGGGCTTGGTCTTTAGTTTCGTAGTCTTTCCATTTGCGTTTCTTATCATCATAGCCACAGTCAATATCTAACCATAAGATACGTTGTTCTTTTGCATTTAATTTTTTACGTTCTGTTGGCTCAATATAAGTTGAACATGCAAAGTACACATCTTGCTTATCTGCTAAAAATTTTTCTGCTACTTCTAATGCTTCATCAATGGTTTCTACAAACTTTGGCATCACCACATTTTGTGGATCTTTACCTAAAATACAATAGTATCCTTGCTCAGGCCATACTTGTTGTAAAAATTGTTTTGTTTGCATTATTCTCTCGAAATATGTTTTATTACTAAAATAGGTGGGGCAATATTATTTGCCCCGAGGTATTACTTTTTGCTTATACGTTCTGACAGCGCTTTAATTACTTCATCAAAGCGGCGTGATGGTTTTGCTCTACCCGAAAACCAATCATACACCGTTTGTCTTGAAACGTTAAGCTCTTTCGCTACTTGACTTGCGGGGTACTTTAATGATATGCATAGCTTGCCTAAAAGAGTCCCTGCAGACTCTTTAGCCTTAGCATTAGCTTCCATTATGATCTGAGAATAACCACGCATGATTATGCCCAATCTGATACTAAGTCATCTAAACTAACATCACCTTGATCTGTTTTAGGTGCTGCTGGTTTAGGTGGTGGAGCTACAGGTTTCTCAGCTGCACGAATTGTTGGTTCAGGAATATCATCTTCTGCTTTAGGAGCTTCTACTTGAGGACGTTGAATAGGTTGTTGTTTCTTTTGCTCAAACTCTTCACCATCTTCATCTTTGTTGATATTCACAGATAATGTGATTGCACGTTTAGCTTCATCTGAGGTTGACTTCGTGGCACATACTCCATACTCTTCATCATTAAGAATACGAATAGCTTTAAAACCAATCTTAGTGCTTGATGAGTCTTCATCAAAACTTACACGAGATACAACAGACATTAAGTTTTGATTATTAGCACGAACGTAATCTGTATATTCATGTAAAGGTTTACAATCTTTTGTGCCGTTACCAAAGATAGATTGTGCAGGTAAAGTCATTTGATAAACATCACCATTCATATCATCAGCACGAACGACAGCAATACGTCTACTAAAACGACATGCTTTAGTTCCATTAGCGCCTGAACCTTTAATGTTTTGTGGGCATGCTAAACATGTGTCTGCTTGCTTTTCTACAACAGCTTCATCAGGCTTTTGACTATCTGATGTCCAGCATGTTGGAGGCGGCATCTTTTCACCTGGCACATATGCTTTAGAAAAATACATTCTATGCACATGAGGCGATGCATTAACAATAACGACATCAAGCGCGTCTTGGTTTGACTTTTCAATTTCCTTACCATTAACCATCAATCTAAATTTACCACCACGTATAGATATACGTTTAGCCGTAGATGAACTACCTGTAATATTAGCAGTAAAGCCATCATCTCTACGACTATGTGTTGCTACTGCGGTGCTACCAAATACATCTAATTCTGTACTCATACTTCCTCCTTAGTTCTACTTTTAGTTATTCTTACTGTATATTCACTTGTTGCTTGTAAACCTGGTGGTGCTTTGTCTGGATTTTGTTCTAAAAACTCTTTAACTGTTGATTGAACTAATCTCTTTTCAAAGAACTCAGGGATATCATTTTCTTTTATAAACTTGTACATTTCAGGCCAATCGCTTGTCCAATATCGTGTACGTAAAGTTCTTGATAATGTTCCAACTTTAGTTTTCAAACTAGTTACATTAAGTGTTCTACATGCTTCATTTAATGCTAAATCAACTTTGTCTTTTTGAGTTTTAATTTCAGTGATTTGATTTTCTAATTCATCAATCTTATCTCTCATATTGACAGAAGCTTGCATCATCTTTTCTATCTTATTGTCATCTAATTCCATATACTCTCCTTTCAAAACTTAAGGATAACAGTATAACACAGTTATTTACAATGTCAACTAATTTCTTTATCAATTAAATGTCCATAATTTAATAAAACCCAATAGGCAAATTGTAATAACTGTTCAGGAGTTGCACTATTTTTCATCGAATTAGCTTTAGAACTTATTACTTGTATATTTCCTTTTTCATATCCTTTAGTATTATCTATTCTATCTAATGAAGGCGCATAATCAGACGCACCACGTTTTCCTGTAGGTTTAAATATTTTTTCAAAAGGTTCATTAAATACAGGACACGTTGCAGGTATTATTATGTCTTCTTCCGTAATATTAAACTCTGCTCCTTTCTTTTTGGCTCTATTCCTAGCACTTAATAGCAATATTTTTTCAGGGTTTTTTACTGAATATTCATGAAAATATTTTCGTATGTGATCTCTTTTTCTATCTCTCCATTCTTTAGTCCATGCTTTTCTATCAAACATCGGTAAACTCCTCTTTATAAAGATCTACTAATTTAATATGATGATCAATTTTACCTTGTAACATCTTATAAATCTTTTGTTCAACAGGGCTACCTTGTAAATGAACAACAGTCATAGGATTTCTTTGACCTGCACGATCAACACGTGCACAACATTGGATATAAGTTTCAACTGACATAACAGGTGACCAGAATACAACTACGTTAGCTGCGTGGAGAGTTACCCCATGTGATGCAGCTTGAGGTTGAATGACTAGTACTTGAGGGCTTTTAGTTTCTTGAAAGTTTTTAAATATTTCTGAACGGTTATTCATTGATACATCGCCATGTATGGCTGCGCATGGTATATGCTCTTTGTTTAGTTCGGTCATAATCTTTTCTATCGAATGGCGGAAAGGACAGAATATTAAAACTTTGTGGCTAGCTTCTTCAATGATTTCTTTGAGAGCCGTCATACGATTAGATATATCAAACTCTATGACTTCTGACTTATCTGAATAAATAGCACCTGCACTTACTTGTAATAGTTTAGTGAGCATAACCCCTGCGTTGACCACAGTAATCTCTTCACCTGAAGCTTCCATATACATATCTTTTTTAAGCTTCTTGTAATACTTATCTTGTTGTGGTGTGAGGGGAACTTCACGAGTGGTGTAAAGAACGTCAGGCAAATCTAAACATTCTTCTTTAGTATAACGAATGGCAGGTTGTAATGTTTTAAATACAATATCCTGTGCGTTGAATCTAGGCACCCAGGTGAACTGGCTAACTTTTTGCATAACCATATCCTTAAATGTTCCTGCATATTTAGGTACGGATGCGGGGTTCACAAGTCTAGCCAGTCCATATGCGTCAGCTGGTGATTGAGCAGCGGGTGTTCCTGTCATAAGCCATAACCATGTCTGAGGTGTTACTACACGATTTAATGACTTCCAGCGACGTGTCGTGACAGTCTTGACATAGTTTGCCTCATCGACAACTATTAAATCAAAACCGCCAGATTTAATTTCTTTCTCTACAATTTCTATGCCGTCATAGTTAATGATAACGACATCAGTATTTTCTGCAAATACTTTCTTTCTTTTCTCAGCACTACCATGAGCAATGCCTGCTGATCTATGCATAGCAGTCTTAAAGAAATCTGATTGCCATGCTGCCTGCATAATAGATAGCGGACATACTACAAGCATACGCTTAACCTTACCTATATTCATAAGATAATCAGCTGCCCATATAACAGCCGAAGTTTTACCTGTGCCTGCTTCACTCAAACAATATGCACGTCTGTGTGCGGATAAGAATTGAGCAGTGGTTCTTTGGTGGTCAAATGGTTTATGAATTCCTGGAAAGTTATAGTCACGTGTTATAGGTGATGGGGGGTTCTTAACTTTCATGTCAGATAAAGTTAGCACTTCATCTATTCCCCAATTTACTATGACTTGGCTTACACCATTATCATATTCTTTAACAACTCTACTTTTAGGTATCTTATCTAAAATAAGTTGTGGGCGTTTTGTATTAACAATTAACGCCTTATCTTTGTATACTTCCAATGCAATCTCCTAGTGATAAAAATAGACGCGCCACCGAGAGAGGTAGTGACGCGCCTATACTACTAACACACAAAGTTTTTTATTATCATGAGGTCTTTGTTATTAGTTGACGTGGTTTTACCGCACTCACGCCTAGCGGTTAATCTATTTCTTTTTGTTCTTCTTGTTTTCTCTAGAAACAATTTTTTTATTAGCTACATTTTTCTTTAAAGAGTGATCGCTATTACGATCAAATGAATCATTAATGTTTTCATCTACAACTCGCATATTGCTTGGTATATTCTTACCACCTTTACTTAGAGGGACGATATGATCTACTGCTAATCCATCACCCTTATGTACTTTACCAGCTTTTAGCATCATTCGTCTAGCTTTATTTCTAGCTACACGTTTAGCAATTTGGTCTGGCTGCGCCTTGTATATATTTTCTTTCTTATAATCTCTTGCCATTATTTTCCCCAATGTGAACATGATTGAACAGGGCAGAACTTCCTACATGCGAAGTTAGGGCTTGCATTAAAAACCCCTGTCTGATGGGCAGTATCTATCCTATGTGTTATTTTACCCCATTCAGCAAACATTTCATCTACTTTGTCAATACTATAATCTTCTTTCAATATCTCTTTACTTACCAAGAATACCAATCCAGACTTGACTTTTAACATATCTGGAAAGTGTTTAAATATAGCTACACTAAACAAAGATAGCTGTCTAGTATCTGCGTACTGACTTGACTTGCCTGTCTTATAGTCAATCAAGGTAGCTAACTTAGTCTCAGGGTTAATGACTAATAAGTCAACAACGCCACGCCACCATACATTCGATGCAAAGAAGTCACAAGGTTCTAAGTCTTTAGTTAAGCCTAGCTTATACTCACAATACTTATCCCCTGGAATTGATATTAACATATCAAGAGTGGGTTGAAACATATTAAACTTCTCAGGCAAAGGTGTTGCGCTCTTAACGTATAACTCACAAGCTTTGTGAACTTCGTTGCCATAAAGAAAATGCTCTACGTTCGGGTCTTGCTTAATATCTTTCGCTACATACAGATGATAGTATTGCTTAGGACATTTCTCAAATGTTGTAGCACTTGAGTAAGACCACGTTTTTAACTCAGCCATTATTAGTCTTCTTTCTTTTGGACTTCGCCTGTTGATTTATTAAGTTCATATTCTGCTAAAGGTTCTTTCTTTTTCTTACCAAAGATTAAGTCCCAATTCTTTTCGAATTGTTCATTGTTTGGTTTAGACTGTAACCAATCACCTGTTACATCATTACGTGCAGTCTTTTTCATTACCATACCCATGATACGAAACTATCTCGTATCCCTTTCGTCACTGGATTAACTTTATGCGGATACAAAAAGTTAGACGGGAATATTAATATGTCCCCCTGTTTTAGTTTAATTTCCATGTCGTCAAACATGATAAATTCCCCACCTTCATAGTCATCATTAAGAAAGCCTACGATAGACAATGTAGGTATGCCTTTCATTTTACCATCAAACATATCATGAATATGATCGCAGTGTTTAGCCATGGTCTTACCTTCTTTATAGCGATTAAATCTTATATGGGTAAAACCTTGCCATCCATTAAAGTAGTCATTCTTAAAGTCAGTTAAGATGTATTGACTGATAGCTTCCCATACTTTTTGAGTAAGCTTATCGCGTGTAGCTATGTTATCCCACGATACATCAAGTTCTTGGTCACCACTTTGAGTAACATACTTACCATCAGCATTATAAAATACATGTTGTTTCCATGTAGCTTCATCTATTTCTTTTCTTATCTGGTCACATAACTCTTTATCAAGCCAAGGATATACTTTAATATAGTCTGTTAACTTATCCATTTTTAAACTCCGTCAATGACTTGTTATCGCCGAGTGTTCCTTTGATAAACGAATTAAATGCAAGACTTACTCGTACATCATCGGCTATTACATCTTCTACATGATGCGTTAAGCTTGAAGGAAACATCACTATGCCACCCGTCTTAACATTGAACCACCACGAGTCAGAGTTGTATATGTCAAAGGTATCACTAACTAATTGTAATTGTTTGTAACCTGCTCTATGAAAGGTAATCTTGTCTTTAGTGGAATCTGTAGATAGGTATAGCACACCTGATATAAAACTATTTGGATGTTCGTGCTTATGATGGAATTCACCCTTCTTAGTCCAATTAAGCCATGACTGTGTAACAAAAGCTTCAGCAGGGAACTTAGGTTTGTATACTCGCTTAACATATTCATTTAGCTGTTCAGTAACAAACTTATTCAAGTCTGCCATCTCAGGTTCATTAAGTATATAGTTGTTGTTAGATGTTACGTTACCTACATTACGATTGGTAGATGTTGCATGGCTTTCTATGTATGCAAGTTCTTTTTTAGTAAAGTCTCTGCCAATGCTATTAAACATAACAGGGGTAGGAAATAGTAATTCAAAGTTTGGTTCATTCATAATTAGTTTGGACATCCTTTAATAAGTCATTGAAAGTTAATTGATCTTTATCTTTAGCAAATTCAACACTTAATAAATATCTTGTTGCTTCAAAGTTATATACTGTGTGAGGCGACTGAGTATTAAAAAGATAGTAAGTGTTAGGTTTATATTTTAACTCTTCTATTTTAAATACTAATTGACTTGGGTCAACTCCGAACACACAAAAACTTCTAGTGTTAGGGGTCAATAACATATTAATACCTACACCACGTCTTGTATCTGTATGCCAATTGTAACAAGTGTAGGGGTCTAACTTTAATACACCTACTATAAAGTCATAACGTTGTGCTAACCAAACAAAAAACTTATCTTTTAAAACAAAATCTACAGGTAGTGGTTTAGCCTCAAAATTATAATAAGGCATCCATTCTGTAGGGGATATAGCAAAGTCAAACACTTCATTTTTAATAGTAGACTTAGTGCCTATTTCATAGTAGTTCATTACTTAGCGTCCATATAGTTATCACCTACACCTACTTCGCAACCGAGTGGTAAGTCGCTACACCAATAAGGTGCAGTAGTCATACACTTCTCAACGTAAGCTTTACATTCATCTACTTCTTCATCTTTACATAGCATGACTAACTCATCATGCACAGCCATAACAACAGGATACCTTTTAGCTACTTGTATTAACTGTTCTGCTATTATATCACGCGCTAATGATTGTATGCAACGTTGAAAGGTTTTAGAGGGGTGAATATATTCGGGGATAATAGTTCGTCCCATAAGCTTGTCATATACCCATGACTCTCCTGTATCAGTCTTTAGTTTACGAAGATTAGGTAATCCTAACATCATACCATTAGGTTTCATCATACCTTCATGTGGAACGCTTTCTATGATGCCACCATTACCCATAGTATAGTGCTGACCCGCTCTAACAGATTCTAACATCGTGCCTGCATCTTGCCATGCCTCAACCAATTCGGGATTAGCCCGTCTGTAAGCATAGACAATATTTTTAACTTCGTGGAGGTCTTTATTAACACCACCTTGTTTTAATATAGAGTGCATCTTGTTAGCACCTACACCATAAATACCCGATAAGTTAACTACCTTAAATATATAACGTAAGTCTTTTGTTACTTCTTTATAAGGTGTGCCTGTAATATCTGCAGCTGATTGAACATACAAATCTATTCCATCTTTAATCTGCTGTATCTTGCTGTGTGATTTAGCAAACCAATAGGCTAACCTTAACTCAATGTTACTTAAGTCAGAGGCTACTATCTTATATCCTTTAGGCGCACATATAGCACGACGTAACTCAGATGATCGAGGTAAGTTCTGTAAGTTAATACCATCTACTCCACTCCATCTATGAGATACCACAGCACCCGCATACTTTAACGGAACAGGTAGCTTACCCCTGTTGGCTATTTGAATAAAGTTTTCTGTACGCGTCTCTTCAATTGTCGACTTGTTACCGATACGAGCAGCAGCCAAAGCTTGAACGTATGGATTTTCATGCTCAAGTAAAGCTTTAAATTCTTCATCAGTCTTAGCAAATGCATAGGCTTCCTTTCCTGTTGTTTGACTAATTTTCATGGGGGGAGTAACACCTTGTTCGATAAGTAACTCAGCGAACTTAGGATTACTCATAAGTAATTCTTTATCTACGGATACTGAAGCAAGTAGTTTTTCTTTAGCTTCTTTAACTTCGTGGAGATGGCGCAGCAGCAAACCTTTATTAAGTTCTAGCTTAGGTTCTGTATACATACGGATAGTTAAATCGATAAGCTTCATCTCTGGTGCAGTGAACCTATCTTTTAATTCTGAAAACAATTCATAGGTAAGTTCTACGTCATTGATACAATACTCACCATACTTAGCTAAGTCATTATGTGTGAAGTCTAATCGTTTCTTACCTAAGGCATCAAGGACTTCTGTTCCCTTCTCACCCAACTGATAGAATTTTGATAGGTTAGCTAAAGATACTGACTCAGTTAAACCATGTAGGATTTGAGCCATACTCATGGTATCAAATAAACCTAGTGGGTGTATATCAAATACCCATGAAAGAATAGCTGCATCAAATCTCATGTTATGTCCTAACACAAAATGCTCATGCATATTATATGTATCTAGAAAGGCTTTGGTCTCAGCGTGTGTTCCTGTAAACCATTTAGTTACCCCCTTATCCTTAACAGCTACACCAATGACTTCAAACTTCTCATCACGTATATACTGTTCGGTAGTAAACTTTTTTAACCCATACTCTTTGTCATAGTATGTTTCAAAGTCAATCGTTATTAGTTTAGGCATCTGTATCCTTATTCATTGTATGAATATGCTTTTCTTTTGGTATAGTAAATGTTTCAAGCGGTATGTCTTTTCTTTTATAAGCATTATCACGACCTAATTTATATCCCACTTTCCATGCTTCCCACATCTTTTCATCGTCATATTTTAAAGCACATAATGAAGGGCTTTGTAAAAAGAATCTCTCATACCAAAATGTAAACTCGTCGGAAGGTTTCTCTTCGTGTAACTTTGTGGTGACTTCTTCATTCATTTTAAAATACCCCAACAGATTTGTAGCTTATTCCAAAACGTTAGTTTCTTTGAGTGTTCTACCATGTAATCTGCTAATGCTTTCTGAACACCTGCTTGCAATATAACTTCTCTGCCTGCTTGGTTCATATCAAGCGTTAACTTACATTCACCTGCTTTGGTATCTTTAATGCTTACTACTTTTATATATGGTTTAGCCATCATTTCCCCCTAACACGAGCCTTGACAGCATGCTCATAGATGGCAGCGATGTCAATAATTTCTTCTGACTTTAATCCTTTAGGTCTAATTTTGATAACACCATGATGTATGGTTACGATGAGGTTGCGTTCGCCACGATCAAACGTCGTAGCAGATGTTTCCCTAGTAGTAGGTTTAATTGATCTTGTAGCCATTACTCTCTCCTTTTATTTGCGTCTATTGACGTTATAGTCCCAATCGTCAGCGCAATCTTTATCGCACCAACGTCTTGAGTCATTAAGTTTCGTGCCACAATTTAAGCAGTGACCTGTCCCTTTTAAATACTTAATACCGTCCATCTCCTTACGGCGAATGACGTCTTCTAATTCTAATCTATCTTGTGTTTTATCTGCATCATCTGACATGTTTAATTTTCTGTACTACCAATCTAATTATAAATAGGTCAATTACTAAAGAAAAAACATAAGGTGTGTCTTCCTCTAGAAACTTAAGTTCTAAGCCTACCATAACTCCAGATATCAATGCAAGATGAAAAAACCACATTATTATTTATTTTCTAGTCTGTCTGAGACTAATTTGGCATAGCCTGCAATATCAATCCAATGGTCAGCGTGATTTGGATTACCATAAATAATTCTACTTAACTTAGATATAATCATATGGATAGATTCTTTTTGGTCTGCTGCCATACTTTTCCAAACATATAATCCAGAAATATCTTCCATGATTTCTTGAATAAATATAGCTTTCATTTCATAATCACCATGTGTTGTTTCACGTTCTTTTATTATATCACTTATTGATGGTATAGCGCCTGCGCCTTGTGTTGGTGTATCCATAGATAGCATCATTCTATGTTTTGGTTTTGTCATGTTTGCTCCTTTGTATTTGTTTAATATTGTTCTTAATCTTGTCATTTCCATTTTCCCATTTCATCTAAAAAGTTTTGAAAGGCTACTAAATTATTTTCATTAACTACCATAGCTATGCCTTCATTATCTTGTATGTGTTGCAGGTTTTTTTCTTGTAATACGCTAGGTTTATTTGTGCCTGCTTTACATTCAATTCCCATGAATGCGCCTTTATAACATGCCACAATATCTGGTACTCCAATACTCATATAACCACTTGCTACGGGATAGAAGTGATATGCACCCCTATCCTTTAGCATCTTAACAACTTGTTGCTTGACCCATTTTTCTAATACTTTTTTTTCTTTCATTTAGGCATTTCCATAAAACGTTTCATAGCATTGGCTTTCTTGTAATTAAACTCTGTAGTCTTCTGATTTATCAATCTTAAATCTGTCTTCTTTGTAAACGCTACATTAATGTTATGCATCGCTTGTCTATAACCTAGATATATTTTATCTGATTCATCTTCGGGAATAATATAGAATTGTCCATCACGAATACCTACATCTTCTACATACTTACCTACATCTACTAAATCAAGAATAGCCATTTTTTCTTTAGTTTCTTTTGATACTATAGATGACGTTGCATCTATGGCATGGAATATTTTCATATGTTCTCCATAATTTGATTAACACGTGCAAGTATCTCGTCACGTGCGCCCTTACTCTGACGTAAATCATCAGCTGATACACCTACTAAAGTTCTTTCTAAAGCTTTACGTGCTTCTTCTAGTTTCGGGTCGTTTGTTACATTAAGCCTTGTTAATAGATTTGTCAACTCTAATGCATTATCTACTAAACTATTTCTAAATATTTTCTTATCATCACCACTTAACCTATCAATCATATGCTCTAAGGTTGTATGTAGCCTTGACCATGCATCAGACATTGCAGCTTCAACACGTCCTTCATAAGCCTGTTGATATTCTTTTTGCAATTGCTCTTTCATCTGCTCACCAATGTCAATACGGAAGTCATTTACTTCTGGCACAGGCATAATAGTATAACGTAAGTCAAACTTAGATGCAATCTTATGCGCTTCGGGATATTCCCCTCGGTCGAACAGTTTGCCGAGTTTAAAAGCCATGACCGTAATGATGTTCGGATACTCTGTAATGAACTTATTCACACGTTCTTTAAACTCAGTTTCATATTCGCTAAGTCTTTGTTTATAATCAAAGAAGTTACTCATAGGTAATAACCTTGTGCCTGTGTCTGACCATGGCAACGTCTGTCTTCCATGCCAATCACGGATTTCTCCAGAGAGTTTCGTGATAGCTTCGAGTTGGTCTGACCCTGCAAGGATATGTTTATTATAGTTACCTGCCTTGATGGTTGTGTTCTTATTAATGTCTATCTCTTTCGAGACTTGCTTATCTAATTTTCTAGCAGTCCATACTGATATATTTAAATCAATTAAGACTGCACTACTCGCTATGCTGATACCCATGCTGTTTCTCCCTCATCATTAGTTATTGAATTTAAATCATTTGCTACTATACTTTCCCATACTGCTTCATCACTTGTCAGTGAATCATACTCGTCACTCAACTTGCTATACATCATACTACAAAGACTATCCACATCTTCATCTAAGTCAGACTCTAATCTTTCTATTTCTTTGTCTAACTCTGCATCCCATATATCTTTCAATGGATGGTCTTCACCATGTATCTGCCCAAAGCTTTCAGCTTCCATTTCTATTTCACTCCTATGGTTGTTACGCCATTGAGTTTCCCACGAACATTTCACATACCCACCATCGTCAATGAGTTTGTATAACATAGGATATTTTTTTTCTGCTACATATTTTTTAAAGTCTTGGTTTCTAATAGAGCCACCAAACGCAAAGCCATCACCTTGCGACCAAAAGCCAGACCAAGTCATATCACGTGAACGAACACTATTATTTTTACCACTCCACGTGATTCCACGTTCAGCTAGATGTTCTTCAAACCAATCGTAGATATGTTCAGCCCATTCATCGTAGTCAACATTCATGGTGCGATGTTCCTCTATGAGTTCTTGTTTCATCTGTTCTGCACTAGGTTGATTCATGATTACCCCTTAAATTCCATATCAAAGTATTGAAGCTTGCGAGTTAATACATTTTCTAAATAGTCATTAGCCTCTGTAGATAACTCATGCTTGTATGTTGCCATTGAACTTATTTGTTTCTTAACTGACTCATCTATTAAATCACCATACATATAAATTTGTCCTATGGTATGTTTACCTTCAATAGCTTCCTTTGTATGTTTAAGTCTATCAGCATACCACCACCCATTATTAGATTCGGGTGTTAGTAGTGCTACTGTAATAGCCCTATGCATAGCTTCAAAGATAGGGTGTTCATGGGGTATGTGATGCCATGAAATCCAATCCTCTCTTGTTTTAAAGTATGGCACTTTCAAATAACTAATCAGACCTTGTGCTACATGAGACGTAGCTGAATTAGTAGAAGGCACGTTTAGATTTTTAACATACTTAGCAATATTCTTTAACTGTCTATCGCTAAACTTACTCATGTCAATAGCTACCTTAACTCCTCTTGATACATTTAGTAAACTTTGTGGGACGTTGATACTCATTTTTGTTTCTCCTCATGTTGTGAACTTTCTCCCTGTGTAGGGATTTTGTTCGTTCTTGGTAATTGATTAACTATCTCACTAATGGTGTGAGCTTCTATTGGTATTTCACTTGCCATAGGTTCATTGTCTTGGTCGCCTTGATATTCTATTACTTCGACATCATCATACTCTTCACCAATACGAACAAACTTAGCAGCTATACCTTCCATTGTTTCTTCTTCAATAGAGGTAAGCATATCCATATGCCATTTAACATCGTCAAATGATTCATACCATTTAACATGGTTAGCTTCATATATTATGAACAAGTTATCTGTATCTACTTCTTCACATTCTTCTAAAGCTTTTATAAAACATGGGTGTAGTTTGTTTAATGCTACAAACTTACGCTTAGTATCTAAGTCTTTAAACTCTATGGCATAAGTAACATCACTTCGATAACCCATTATCTTTCTCCTATGTATACAGACTTACCATGTGGTGATGTAACATGTGCATAGGTAATTGCCCATAGCGTTGGATAATCCCATGCGCCACCCCAATCATCTTCAACACCACCATCAGTTAATATAATGATAGCTTCGGGGTGTATCTGTTTCTCTTTGATATACTCATTGAGACAACCCACCCTAGTGCCACCTCCCCCTGCAGGTTTAGTCGTAGTCTTCAAGGCATTGTAATCCCCTTGATGATACGTCTCATGGTTCGCTACCTCAGCGTCCCAATAGATAAGTTCAATACTTGATGGTGATACATCATCACATATGGCAACGACTTCTGTTAAGAACTCATTGAGTTCCCTGTCACCAATAGAGCCAGACGTATCTATACCTATCACTACCTTACCTACTGATTCACCAATCATGCTAGGCATATAGATATCTTGTCCTATGAATCGTTTGTGTGGACGTTTCCATGATGTCTTATCTTTGTTGCGACACGTGGCATTAACAAACTCACGCAACTGCTCGCGCCAATCTACCTTAGGTTCAAGTAACTCATTGATACTTCTATTCTTATTACCTGCCATCTTGCCACGTATGATTTCACCTTGACGTAGGGCTTGGTCTATTTGTTTAGCAGTTTCCTTAACCTCATCATCAGATAGTCCTTCTGCACCTTCCCAATCATGAGAATCATGTCCACTACCACCATCACCATTACCATCTCCCTTTTGTTTAAGTAAATCAAAGACTTGCTTTGTTGTCATGTTTGCATACTGCTTATCAAACAATGCACTCTTTGGTATTGTTGTTATCGCACCATGTATATCTGATTCATGGATAGTATTGTTGACAACATAGTCAGCTGCGATATTCGATAGCTGAGGATTTTCTTTCCACAACTTCTTCCACAAAAACATATGTTGAAATACTTTATGCAACGCTTCATGTAACACGACAAAGTTTAACTCCCTATCATCTAGGGTATCTATAAAGTCTGTGTTATATATAACATCACGACCATTGGTGCAAGCCGTAGGTATATCTTTAGAATAGATAACCTTGCCCACCGATAACACACCAGAGAACATACAGAACTCCTTGCTTCTCATGATAGCTATGTGGGACTTCGTGACTCTTTGTTCACTCGTTAGTGCCATCTTCTTTCTCCCAATCATAAATGTAATCTAAATATTCAACTATATAATCTTCATCAGACATCTTTCGATTGTCATGCCATTCACAAACTAAGTCCCATAAGAAGTCACCATTATCTCTAGCATCTTCAAAGTCATGGTTCTTGACTGCTTCTTTAACTAATTCTATTGGCATGGTTGTCTTAATTTTAAATTTAGCAAACTCTTCTAGACGTTGTCGTTCTATTATTTGCTTTTGATTTTCTGCGTATACTTCAGCATCAAAACTCATAACTATCTCCTAGAAATATTGGTTATTATTAACTGCCCAATCAACGAACGACTTGTTAGTCGCAGCTAAAGACTTCTTACTAGATGCCATGATGTTGACTGCGAACAACGCTTGCAACTCCATAGGTAATCGTTGTAAGTATGTAAGCCACGCATCAAAGTGTTCCTCTGTGATACTCATGAGTTCACGCATCACTAGAATAACCTTAGCTGCAGGGTCGGTTGGTAGCATAGCTTCCATAGGTTTGTTGTAGATAGATTCCTTAGTCGGTAGTCCATCAGCTAGACTAAAGTATGCTGACATATCTCTCGCAGCTGATTCACCAATAGTTCCTGCGAGTGCAGTCAAGGTAGTATCATCACCTAAAACTTGTCTAGACTTAACGATAGGTGATGCCTTTGCTAACGAACGAGGAGATACAAACGCTTCCTGTTGCTTGCGAGGATTGTATATATACATATTTTCTTTCTGTGATTCATCTGTATAACACGCAAGAGCATGTGGGAATTGTTTAACCCAAGCCACAATCTCTGGTGCTATCTCATTATCAATCGCCCAATTTATCCACTCGTCATCATTAGGGTTCCTAACTGTGACGGCAGTCAAACGATTCTTGGCATGCGCTTTCATGGTATCGCCTACACCATCTGTTATTAGATTCCCTGTGGAATACACGATAGAGTCGGGGTGAAACTTAACTGCACCCAATCTTCTCTCTAACATAACAGGCAATAACATATTCTTAACAGGCTCACTTGCCTTGGTGATTTCGTCTAGCATAATAATCACAGGCTTGTTGTCATGTATGGCAAACCTTTCATTCGGATAGAATGTTGTGGTCTTGCTCTCATGGTTCATGGCAGGCATAGCTAAGTCACCTAAGTCTAAGTCTGCACAATCTATATACACAGGAGTATGGTCGGGAAACCTACTTGCCAATGCTTTAAGAATGGAAGACTTACCAATGCCAGGTTGTCCACGTAAGTGAACAGTTACTTCTTTACCTACTGTTGCAATTAACTCTTCTGCTTGTTTCAAATTAATTTCTTGTTGCATGATACTCTCTCCTTATGATGAACTTTCTCCCTGTGTAGGGATATTGTTCGGTTAATAAACTACATCTAATACTTCGGGGTGATTGAACTTTATCTCAACGTCCATATACTGAACCATATCTTTATAATTCTTAACATATGATTTATTTAATTGCCAATCCATACGTGACATATGATTAGCTAATAACATATAGAGATTCCACCAACTCTTTTCTTCACGTGCCATGTTTAGTATCTCACTACGATTATTTCTTATCGTAAATTCTGGTGGCTTTTCTGGCACTTCACCATTCGTTAAGCCATGCATAGTCTTAAGGTAATCAAAGAATTTTTGATATGGTTTCCTTACTTCGTTCATGCGCTTACGATTGATTTTATATTTCTTAACTTCTATATGCACACTCTCATCTACTGCCTTGTGAGTATAGTAGTTAAACTTATATCGGTGCATGCCTGTTTGAATACCATACCCATTGAAGAACTTACTTATGTTAGGCTCGCTAGGTGGATTGAACCCACGTGGCACGTAGCTATCACGACTATAGTGCTTGATGTCTGCCATGATTACTTTTTCTAAAAACTTACGTGTGCTTATGGTGTCCCAATTACCTAGCGTTATCTCGTAGTGTGTTGGATAATAATAAATAAGACCTGTTGAATGTAGCCCTGCAACATAGACTTCAACACCATCTATCATCTCTTGCATGAGCCACTTGTTTTCCATCTTCCTATCACCTAGTCTGCGATAGGCTTTATGTTCACCTCTGACCATTGTCGTTGAATGAAAACGATTGCGCGCTTCATCATATGACATAAGTCTAGGTAAGTCTGACGTGCTGATATGAAATGCCATGATACCTACTCCTCATGTTATGAACTAAATCCCTACGTAGGGAGAAAGTTCGGTTGATATAAACAACATTTACTACACTTACTATTTCTACTACTGAAATAACATTATAGCATAACTAATTGACATTGTCAAGTTATTAGTCAAAAAAATTTATCTACTTTTATGTGAACTATTAAGTCCTTTTAATAACTCTAAGTCAGTCACCACGATATAGTTTGACTTCGGCATAGGCACGATACAATGTTTATAGTTAAGGGCTTCTTTCTCACCACACTCTAAACAAGTTTTATATCCTAGCTTATACCTACCATCAGCAACATCATCACCACAATGGTTACACTTACGCATTATGGAATTCCCTCCAAATTAAAAACACAATGTAAGCCACCATAAAACCATAAACAAGTAGCGTTGTTATATCCTCTTGTCTTCGGTCATCATTAGCTTGTGTTCGGTATGTCCCACCCCACGCTTCACGAGCAGACCTAGGTGTAGGTAGCGACACAGTATCGGGTTGAAAGAAACGATATCCTTTTCTTGCGTTACGCGCAAATTTATTCATCTGCCATGTCTGAAATTTGCGTATGCTTTTCTTTTGTTCTTTGTTCATAACTTCTCCTCGTATGTTGTATGTTAATAAGTCCTACCTTGTGTAGATAGTTTAATCGTGCATCACAAAGTCCTATCACACTACTAATATGTTTTTTGGTAGCAGTAGGTTCCTTTAATAATACTTCGTTAACTTTGTGGGCATGACGCCAATCATCTAGCTTGGTATACATTTAAAACAAACACTCCCCTACTAATGACATAACATCTTCTTTAACTTCCTTAATGACTTCTAACTTAATGACATTACTCCCTTGTTCTTTATGCCATTTAGCTTCTCGGACATTCCATCTATACTTGCGTAAGATTTCTCCGTCATCATCTACAATAGCGTAAGTAAAAGGTATAGACATTTAATCACCCCTCCAATAAAGCATAGTGATGTAGCTACAATTATCCCTAAGACAACTACTTCTAATCTAGTAGGTGCGTTGTTCAAAGCATTCGAGATGTGATTTAACAAACATGTTAGTCCTAATCTCTTCATAGAGTTCCCCTTGCACACACTTTAAGTTCATCTTGTATTTCTTTTGAGTGCATTTATAAACACTTGTTGCCATGCCTATACATATACCTAATACAAATACACCTATCAATACCTTTTTATTTTCCATCTTTTCCTCCTTGATGCGCATTATCAATGACTGTTTTAATGCCTGCCTGTATCGCTATGTTAGTAGCAACTTCGGCACACCCACTACAAGCCACTATGAGCATCAGCAAGACGCTTGGCATTATGATTCTTACGAACCTTAGCCATCTTATGCATATACTTTGCATACTCTTTATCTCCCATATAGTAAGCGAGCAAAGTTCTGAACGCTTGGTTTATCTCATAAAAGTTTGGCTCATCGGGAAAGTTACGGTTTACTGTATACCCACTCTTCAACGCCTCTACCAATACTTCATCTGCTTGGTCATCATTTAATTCAATTAAGACTTGCATAATTACTCTCTCCTTGTTTATAAAATATTAAGTTCGCCCATTTTACAACGGGTTTTAAATTATACCATGACTTCGGTTTCTTAATGCTCGTGTCATGGAAGTTCGTTGCACCATAGCTATAATCTACCTCTAGCCTATGCAATACACGATACGCTATATCAAAGTATTGTTGCTTAATTACCGAAGGTGGTTCTACATACCCATACCAACTGAATTGATATGGTCGTTTCATCTCGGTGCATACATTCTTTTTATTAAAGTCGGCTCGCCTCATCAATACGTAGCCCACAGCAATCTGCCCTTGTCGGGGTTCATGCGCTGACTCCATGTATATGGTCGTGGCGAGACAAAGTAAAGCTTGGTCAATCATACTGACCTCCTTTATATTTGTTTTTACGAGTTAAGTTATAGCCGATAGGCTATTAGAATGTGGTAATACCCACGATGATAGAGTATTTCATAGATGTTTCTCCTTTTAGTTAGTCTTCACAACTGCCACCGACACAGGCGACATTGTTTAAGATTTCTTCTTCAAGTTGTGTAAGTGTATGATTTCGTTCAATTTCCAATGCCTTTAGATTAAGGTCGTGGTAAATGTCTGACTCATACAACTCATATCTTACAGGCACATTCCTTTCTTCGCAAGCTTTTATAAAGTCTTCGTAGAATGAAATGTTAGCCGATGGCGTATCAGGTATTGATACAATCATTGTTACTTTATTGCTCATTGTTTTCTCCTTTATTTAAATATTCTCTACCCTTTGATGCTATTTCTATATGCCACAAAGAAATGTAATTGTTCTTTTCCTTTATGTTTATATAATGTTTGTTACTCGCATAGTTAAAATAAATATGCTCATCATAATCAGAGTTATCAACATCATACTCGTTGGTCAACAACCACTTCGTCATATACTCATTCATACGAGTCCTAAAGATTGGCTTATCATACCACCTACCTATTTCGTTAACTTTGTGGTCTTCTGACATAAAACTTCCTCTCTCTGAGTGTTGTATCCTCACATTTAAGACAGTCAATACACGCATGGTCAATGAGTAGGTCTTCGTAATGTCTTTCTTTATATAAGACATACCTAAACTTATCTAACTCCATGACTGCATAGTCAATCAGTCTGCGTTGTGTTTCCCAAGGTTTGCTAGGTGATATTTGGTTATACAGTTGCTTCCACTCGTTATCACTAAAGTTATCTAGGATAGTTTTAACCCTATACGACTTTAACTGCGTGGTGACATATTCTTTTACTTGGTCTATGTTCATCTTAACACCATGACTAAAAGTAAAAAGATATTGATACCGAAAGATACAACTGCACAAATCCTTAGTCGTCTATGATGCTCTCTATTTATGGGTGTATATTCACTCATATATATTTGTCTATCGTGTTCTTTCCATGATTTAAATATAGGTTTAGTTTTCAATTTGCATCTCCTTTTGTTGACATAAGTCAAAAAACATTAACTGCCAAACTGCTTTACAAAGTAAATAATTACTGAACTTTATCCCTGTATCGGGAGATTGTTCTCGGTTCATATTGCCTGCGATTATCTTTATATCCATTTTTCTCTCCTTAACTATTGGTTATTAAATAAGCAATCATTACATCACACTTCTCTGACGCAACATTATAATTCTACCATAAATGATTTACATTGTCAACTTTATAGTCGGTCTTTTTTAGGGATTTATTAGGGCTTTTTTAAGGCTTTTTATAGCCACTAAGTTAATAGGGTTAAGGTGTTTTACAACACGTGTAAATAAACCTATGTGTGTTTGGGAATTCCCGTGGGTTGGACTCGCCTACTTTGTTCGTTCGGTCATAGGTGTTCGTGTTCGTCTGGACATTGTCACGTAAAATTATCAAGTCATTGATTATAAAGGATTTATACTCACTACTTTGTTAACTTTGTGGGGGTAATTTTACGTTATAAGTCCTT